TTTGAAAATCTTTGTTGATAATTGTCGGGTCTGAACTGCTCACAAATTCAACGCCATCAACTCTTATAAGTTTCAATTTTGCTAAAAGATTTAATAAAACAGAATAAGATACAGACCAGTTTTCCCAACGATTATCATTCCATGCAAACTTATCTTCAACTCCATTTTTATTTTCATCTCGAATATCCAAATGCGTTATTTCAAAAGTTATCTGCGAGTTTTGAAAATCAATAGACTGTAATTGAATGTTTGCCAAAGGAAACACATCATTTTTCAAATGGTCAATTTCGTCTGCACCTAAAGAAAAAAGACTTTTTACATCTTCATCTTCATTAAGGTACCCACCTATTAAATCTATAATTTTAAAAAGTGCATTTCTATATATTTCTCTTTGCATTTTTTATTTGTTTTTCTTGTTCTTTATACTCATCATCAAGATATTCTATTTCAGTTAGAAATTCATTGATATTAAACCTTTCTACGATTTCAGAGGGTGTAAGTCTATACTCTCTGCCAATTCTTTTAATTGCGATAAACCAACCCCATTTTTCTCCAAATCCGCTTTTTGCTCCTCCGTTAGTTCCTGCTCCAAAAATTGAGGCATAAGTTTTAGTAAGTCGTTCGTTAAATTCCAAAAAAAAACCTGCGCTCCTAAGTAAACTGAAATAGGAGCATTTTTAAAAATTTCTTTGTTATCTGTGCCTTTATACTTTTCAATGTCGTAAACATCTTTGAATTTTCGTGTGATAGGTCGATACATTACCGCCATAGAAGCTAATATATCTTTGCCTAAATTATTGGTCAAATCTATATACTCTCCTGACTTCATCTGTTCCAGGTTCGGGATAAATCCGTACTCTTTGCCATCTAAAATAAAAGTCTTTTGAAACTTTGGCTTTTCATTTATAACCTTTGCAATCTGCTGATAATTTTTATCTAATTCTGTCAATGGATATTCCACCAATTGCTCCATACTTTTTCCAGAAAATAGATTAAGCAAACGAAGCATAACTACCAACTCAACATCTTCATTTTCGATAATGTCTATTGCTTTTATGTATTTGTCTATTGTGACTTCACTTAAATTTTGTGGTACTCTCATAAATTATAAACGAATTTTTTATTTTTTTTATCCTATATAATAAGAACTTTTTGGTTTATCTAATTCAAAAAACATTCTCATCATTAATGCATCAGCGTAGTCTGGTGACCTACCTAATAATTCTTTTATTTTTTCTTTTGGAAGAACCGACAATTTGCCATCTTTGTCTATATTATTTCTTTTCACGTGTTCTAATTCCTGCATAATTAATTCCTTTTGATTTTCATTAGCATTGATATAAATCTCATTGTTGTTTATTTTTTTTGCCAAATGAAAGTAACATTGAGATTTTAAATTTTGATATTGAACAATAGTATTATTCTCTGCTATTGGTTTAGAACCATTTACGAATCCTTTGCATCCTAAAATATCAACAACTCCACCACCTACACCGTCTTCATCTGCTATAACTTGAGAGATTGGTACCGAAAATTCAGTACAAAGATTTTTTATAGTATCAGCAATAAGAGTGATTGATGATTTCTCAAACTCAACAATGCGAATAGCTCTAAAGCCATTCCATACAATTATAACAGCCTTATCGCTTCCAAATCGTGCAATATCTGCAGTAATATATCTTTTCCCTTCTGATATAAAATTGTTTGTGAAAGCATTTAGAATATTGTCGTATTCAATTAATTTAGCAGGGTCATTGTCATAACGCCAATTTCCATATAAAAGCCTTTGTTTGTCTATTTCGGGAAGACTTTTTAAGTTCTCAATATAGTGCTTATCAATATAAGGATTATCTGTTACAAGTGACTGTACAAACTTTCTATGCTCTGGAAGTTCGTCTTTTTCATGTAATAAAAAATAGTCGGTATAATTCCAATTTTTAGAAGGGTTGGAAGTCCAAAGTATTTTTGGTATTAGATTATTTTCTCTTAATCGGTATCTTATTCTTGACTTTGTAATGTCCCACGCTTTTTTTGTTATTTGCGCAGTCTCATCAATGAAAGCGTCTGTAATCTCTAATGAGCCTAACTCATCAAAATTTGGGTCGCTTGGATATAAAAATAAGTCTTTCAAAAATATGATAGACTTGTTAGGGAATAGAATTTGATTAGATTGTGCATTGAATTTATAGTGAACGTTTGCCTTTAATCCTTGTGCATTTGCAACGAAAAAGAAAGATTGCAAAGTAGTTTCTTTCAAAGTCTTTAATGAGGCTCTACCTATCAAACCTCTTGTATCAGGATATTTCAATCTATTTTTCAACTGCCAATAACAACCTAAAATAGATTTGCCACCACCAGCACCGCCACCATAACCAATCTCTTTTGTGGTTTTATCTTCCAAATAATCTAAAGCAATAGTTTGTTTAATTGATAATTTCATAATTCACTCCCGATACGCTTTGCATTTTTAAAAACTAATTTAAAAAAATTAATTATTTTTCATAAGTTTTTTCTTCATTCCAAGAAATTGTCATATTTGTATTTTGGTCTACTTCTAATTTATCACCGTATTTTTTAGGGTTTAGTTTTCCTAACATCCATTTCCTCGCATCTATTTGTAAACGCCTATGACCTAACATATCTCCAACCTTTTCTTTAGTTCTTCCACTTTCATCCGTTTCAATAACTTTTCCCTCTATTGTAGTATCAGCTATTTCTAAAATTTCTTCAAACAATGTATCTGCTCTTAACTCACACGCGCGCGCGTATTGTTTACTTTTTTCTTCATCTTGTTCTAACCATTCATAAAAAGTTTTAGCTGGTAAATTAATAACCATAAGGGTTTTTCTTAATGAATTACCATTTTCTATACTATTGAATATATTATTAAATATTTCTTTTTTTTGCTCTTCTGAATACATAACTTTTTACTTTTTCGCTCTTCTTCCACGTTTAGGCTTTTCGCTTTGCATTTCCTTTTCTATCAAATCTTTGTAGTTAAGATAAACTCGCTCAAGTTTTTTCATATAGTTATTTTGATAGGTCGCTCCGCAAGTTGTACACGCTTCTTCTTTGATATTGTAGAGCTTTCTGAATAACGCCTCACACTTCTTAATGTCTTCTACCTTATCTAATGGAATTGGTAGTCCTTTGTACCATGAAAAAACTTCATAAAGAAAAACTATCTCATCACTTGTTGGCTTCACCACGTATGGGAATAGTCTATTGATGGCGGCTTGTCTCTCTTTGCAACCCTCGCACTGTTCTATGTTAAAGAACTCTGTTATCTTCTTGATTGTGTCTCCTAATCCTGTACTCATATATCTTTTTTTTAGCTGTTAATAATGCTGTATAAAGTCTTTTATAAGGTAGATTTACTTCTTTTGAGATAGAAAGTAAAGACTTCCCTTTATGTATTGTTATTTGAAGCGTATCGGCATTTTCCGTTGTGTACCCGTAGAGTTTCTGAACTACTAAAAGCTCTGTACACGTTAGCGGAATTTCTGACAATTTTAATTCATCTTCTATTTCACTTTCATCTGCAATGTCGGGAATATCTCCACATCGTAATGGAAAAGCCGTTAATTTTTTCTTTTTATAATCATCTACAAAAATTGATTTAATGGTGCGATATATGTAAACTTCATTTACTTCGGTAGGGTTTAGGTTGTGGATTTTCAGATACATTTCTTGCACTAAATCTTCTGCATTGTCGTAGTCGAATTTTTGCGCCATTCGTACCCACTTGCTATGCCCCTTACAAATTTCTTGAAGTATACTCATTATTCTATTTTTCTGTTAAATAATCTATACAAATTTCTTTAAATTTCTCAAATGAGTTGCATACTTCATACTTGTAATTTTCTTCTTCGCATTTCTTCTGGAAGTTTACTTGATTTTCTGACTGCTTACCTTTTCCGTACTTCATTTCGATAAATAGACCGTTAAATCCTTTTTTCGCTTTCAATATCTGTAAATCAGCAACTCCAGAAACGGTTCCCTCTGCTTTTAATATCTTAGCTGTTATAAGACTTCTTTGTCCGCCGTTTGGAATTGAAAATATTAATACGTTTGGGAATTGAAGCCTAAACCATTTAACGCATAGAATTTGTAAT